CCGCCGAAAAGGCGTTGAGCGTGCCGTAATCCACGGAGATGTACCACTTGCCCTGCGGCGCAGAGATGCGCCTGACGTGGCGTGTCCGGTCGAACTGGGGATAGACAATGCCCTCCGCCAGACACCACTCCCCCAGAATGAACCGGTTGTAGAACACGCCGGTATACTCCGCCTTGACTGCCGAAACATAGTGCGGGTCAAGGGTGGTGTTGTCATCCAGCAAAAAACGCACGGCAAGCATATCAAGCTCCGTGCGTCGGTCGATATATTCTTTTTTCAGCCAGTGCTCCGGACTGTCCGGATTGGTGGTGGCGATCAGCTTTGCACCGGGCACACGCAGACGGGACAGCAGCATTGCGAAGAAATCCCGTGGGAACAGCGCCAACTCGTCGCAGTATGCGCCCTGCAAGGTCAACCCTCGAATCTTGGACTCGCTCCGTGCGTCGTTTGCGCCCTCCAGCAGGATGCGTCTGCCGAACAGATACGCCTCTTTGGCAGCAAGAGAAAACTGGAAATTGCTTCGCCCGACCAGCTCTTCCAGCGGGATCAGGCAATTGCGCTTGAGCGTAGTCAGGGATTTGCCGCACATGAGATACAGCTTGTCCGCCGGCATCGTCGCCACCCAGAAGCCCCACAGCACCAGAGAGATCCACGTTTTGCCGGAGGAGACCGAGCCCTCCAGCAGGTTAATCCGCCGGAGCTGCTGCGTCCGCCACAGTTCCATCAGCTCCCGCTGTTTCTTCGTGTAGATCATCTTCTGTTTCCACTCTCTCCTGCATGCCTGCAATCAGCGCTGCGGTCTTGCCGTTGTCCGGCTTGGACTGCGCCGCCGCCTGTTTCTTTTTCATGGCAAGTTCTTCCCGCGGGACGGTCTCGCCGATCAGATCTTCCAGCTTCTCCAAAGCTTTCACATTGCCGTTTCTGGCTTCTTCGTAGAGTGCCTGTATCAGCTGCATTGCCGCGTCATCATTCTCCCGAAAAAAAGCCTTTGCCGCCTGTTTCAGGCTCCTGTACGCCCTTCTGGACGCTCCTGAAGCGATGCCGCCTTTTTTTCCAAGTTCTCTCGCTTCACTCTGGCTTCGCTTATCCATCGGGATCAGATTTTCTGCATTCGCCATCGTCCTCCCCTCCGCTAAAATGGTACGCAAAACCGCCGCAGGTTTCCCCGCAGCGGTTTTTGTCAATCTTTGATGTTATCATTATAGCACAGGTCGTATGTATGATTCTATACGATTATTCCAGCATTGCCAGAGCCTTTCTGTGCCACCGGTGGAACGTGTCCCAGGAGCAGGGCAGTTCCACGCAGACCTGTTCGCAGGTCATGCCGTCCAGATACCGCAGCCGCATCAGCCGACGCAGCTCCGGCGGCAGGGTGTCGATGGCGTTCTCCACGGCTGCCTGTTCCTCCAGCAGGATACACTGCTTTCTCCGGTAGAGCCGTTCCAGTGTTTCCTTCTTCTCCACATACCGCTGTGCCTCTGACAGCGGTTCTCCCCGCTGGTGCGGACTGTCGCCGTATGTCACGCCGTGGCAGCCCTTGCTTTCTTCCAGTGCGTGCAGCCGCCTTGCGATGTCGGCAAGTTCCCGCCGGATGCTGCCGTATCGGCGCAGATCGTCTTTGGTCATTGCATCTCCTCCAGTTCCGGCAGTCCTGCCTTCTGCCGCAGTTCATTGCACACCTGCCGCAGGTCAATGCTGTGCAGCGTCAGTGCCGCATAGTACGGCGTGAGCAGGTCACACTCGATTGACCGGAACTGTGCCAGATCGTCGGCACTCCGTGTTCTGGCGTAGCGTTCCAGCGCAGTGCGGTACCGGTTCATCTGCCCTCGCAGGATATGCTCTGCGATGCGGATGCAGCCGGCGTCGTCCTTGCAGCTGTCGGCACTGTTTCTGCCGCCCTTCTGGAACAGCGGGCAGCTGGTCACACAGTAGGTTTCGTAAACGCTGCCGCTCTGTTTCTGCTGGTGCTTTGCCGCAGTCCAGCCCTCGACCGGCACAAAGTGGCGTGACCAGCTGCATCCGGTTGACGCACTGGGAACGGCGTGCCTGCACCGCCAGCAGAGCGTGGCTTTTTTGATTTGCTTATTTTCCATGTAGATCCACTCCTTTTGGGTTTCATGCTCGGTTTATGCTCGGTTAACGCTCGCGTGCGTTAGGCTTACGCTCGGCGTGCGTTAAAACGTCACTGATCGTCGCATTCAGGACTGCCGCTGCTATCCAGTACACCGCCCGTCTGTAGTCCCTGTGCCACAGGCAAACTGCCGCTGCACCAATGTCCAGCAGGATCATAGCGATTGGCAGTATCTGCGTGGTGTTGATCTTGGTCATGACTTACTCCTCCTCACACCCGATGCACTCACGCACAATGCCATACGCTTCGTCGATTTCGATCATGTCATTGCTGAGAACATCATCGCTGGAACTCCAAAACTCCTTCCTGATCTGCTTCAGCTGTTCCTCGGTAACCAGCACGCCGGGCTTGCCACGCAGCGTGTCAAATGCCGTCATGATCCGTGATGCCGTTTTCTTGTCCTCGCCGCAGACGAGATACACCTCGTCCTCAAACTGCTGCCTTGTTTCTGCGTCAATCATTGTTCTTCCTCCCCTCTATTTCGCCGATGCTGTCACATCCCGCACAGCCTGCCGTTCCCGCCGACATTTTCGAAAAAAATCGCATCCCCGTTCCGGCAAAACCTTGCCTCAAACAGCTTGCGCTTCAGGACATACTCCCGCTCTCTGCGGGTCGCATCGGACTTGACATCCTCCACCACCCGGTCGCCTGTCGGCAGGGTGTATGCAAAGTCCGCCGTATAGGTCACGGCTTTTTCTTTGCGCCACGGCAGCTGCAACGGCTCCAGAAGCACATACTTTGGATGCACCGCAAGACAAGCAATTTTTCCCGCCTGTTCCAGCTGGTGCAGCGTTTCGCATCGCCTCGCCTCCATGCGGCTGTCGTGTTTGCAGCCATGGCTGCATCTGCATTTTTTTGCGTGATATTTGTTTTGCATGGAATCCCTCCCTGGTTACCCGCCATCCCACCTCTTGCTTGCTGTTACGTCTCTCCGCTTTTCGTGGTATGCGCCTGCATCAGCACATCCACCAGCCCGCTGCTGATCATGGACGCCGGCAGAGTGTCCTCCAGGTACTCCCGATAGGCAGAGGTTCCGGCGGACTCCTCGGTGTGCGGTGCAGCAGCATCGAACGAAACAAGCGAAGCGCTGTCTTCTTTTTCTTCTTCTACTTTCTCAATATCTTCTTTTACTTTCTTATACTGTTGGGACGACCCTGGGCTTACCTTGGGACGACCTTGGGACGACTCTGGGAATTTGCTTGGGACGCTCTGAAACTTGTCGAAGTGATTGATCGCAAATACGGTATATTTCGGATACTTCGACCTTGTGACCTCGCCTGTGGCTTCCAGATGCCGTATTGCGGTTCTCACTTTGTCCACGCTGAGCTTGGTTTCCTTTGCAAGTATCGCATAGCTGGACACCCGGCTGCCCCGCCTGACCGTGATCCCGTGCCACTTGCTGTCCTCGATGGACACCGTCAGCAGCAGGTGCAGAAACACCACCTTCGTGTTGACATCGTCGTACCACTCCCACTTCAGCAGGCTGCGGTAGAGCTTGATGAAGCCGTTTTCCAGCATGTTGTATCACCTCGGTCAAAACGGTGTCTCCCCGTCGCTGTGAATCTCTTCAAAGTCGCTGAGATCGCCCAACTGCATGGGTGTCTGCTGTGCCACATCCTGCTGGTAGGTGTGCGCCGGGGCGCTCTGCGGGCTTGCCCTGAAGGCGGAGCGCTCTGGGTAGTCTGTGCACCGTCTTTGTTTCCCACGAATCCCACGTTGTCGCAGTGCACCACCATGCTGTGGTGCTTTGTGCCGTTCTGGTCGGTGTAGTCGTTGTTCCGCAGCTCGCCGGACAGCTCGATCCAGCCGCCCCGGCGGAAATACCGGCTGACGAAATCCGCCGTCTGCCGCCATGCCACGCAGCTGATAAAATCCGCCTCCCGTTCTCCGGTCTGTTTGTTGGCGAAGCGGCGGTTCACCGCCACACGGAACTGGCAGACCGATACGCCGCTCTGGGTCTGTCTGAGCTCGGGGTCGGCGCAGAGCCGCCCGGTGATGAGGATTCTGTTCATGGTTAACCTCCTAACACATCCGAGAAGTCCGCTTCCTCCGGTGTTTCTGCGACTTCTGCGACTGCTTCTGCGACTTCTGCGACTGCGGTCTGCTCAGAGGCCGGCGCTTCCACATGCTCCACAAATTCCGTTGCGCCATCCTCGTGCAGCACTGCCATATCGCTGGTAATGGCACGTTCCATCTCAATGGACATGATACCCCACTTGCTGATCAGCTGCCGGAGCATGGTCTTGCACGCCATTCCGTCAAAATCCTTTTCCCAGAAAGTGTACCCTTTTCCGGCGGAATAGCCCTTGGAATAGCGGCGTGCGTGGGACTCCATCTTCTCCCTGCTCCAATAGATCGATTTCCGGAACCCATTGGTGTATTCGAACATGGCGTAATATCCGGAAGTCGGTGCTTCCTCCCGCTGTCTTTCATCCGGAATCAGCTGCACTTCGATTTCCTCATTCAGCGGGTCGAATCGCACCAGCTCTCCCGCCTTGATCGGCAGCACATTCAGCTTTTTGTACTGTCCGGAACAGATCGCCAGCTGGATATATCCCTTGTATCCCAGCTGGAACTGCGCTGTTTTCCGGTGGTTCTTGTTGTCGTTGAACGGCACGAGGTAATATTGCCCCAGCTGCGGTGACGGCGACAGGTTCAGCCCCTCGCCCAGAAGCCCTGCAGAGAGAATTGTCCCTGCATCGCACTCCTGAAGCGCCGGATTTGCACTGACTGCGGAGGTGATCGCTGTCACAAATCTTGCTGCACGCTTCGGGTCTGCCAATGTGTTCTGGATCAGCCGCTTGTATCCGTCCGACTGAATCGCAACAGTAAACGGAAGCTTCTTTCCGCTGCTGCTTGCCAACTTGTTTTTTACTGCCATGTTATTTCATCCTTTCTGTGTCCTGATAGATTCCGCTTTCTGTGCTCTTCCGCAGCACACGGAACGAAATCCCCTCTCGCTTCATGTAGTCCCGCAAATCCATCATCTGTGTGCGTGTACAGGTTGCCAGAAACGCAGCAGAGCCGACAGGGTCCGGAAGCGTGACCGCCTCCCGTGCTGCTGTCATCGCATCCACTTCCAGTGTCTCCGGAATGCGTTCCGGCGGGGCTTGCCGTTTCTGCTCTGCTGCTTCTCTGTGCCGGAAGAG